CAGCACCGCTGCTCGTGCCTTCGCCTCCAGCGCCGCGACCTTCTCCGCCAGCGCCTCCAGCTTGGCCGCGCGCTCCGCTGCCGCGAGCGCGCCGTCCGCGTCCAGATTCATCGTCATGACCGCACCCTCCCTTGAATGAGAAGGAGCCCCGCTCGCGCGGGGCTCCCGAGATGGAAACTACGCTCCGCCCATGTTGTGATCGGAGCAGTAGACCCGCGCACGGCTCCTCGGCCCCGAGCCCGCGTGAGTCGCCTCCCCGTCGCAACCCGGCCACGCGCAGCGCGGCGTCAGGTCGATGTCCGCGAAGCAGCGCGGGTCCTCCTGCCCGTCCTGCACGATGCGGACCACGACGCCCGGCACACGCTTCATCTCCCGCGCCACCTCGACCGCGCGGTCCATCCCGCCCTCGGCCTGCGAGAAGAAGCGCGGCGTGCTCCACAGATGGAGCGACCCGCTGCGGCCGCGCACCATCACCTTGACCTGATAGCCGAACCGGCCTGTGCCCTCGACCCTGATCTTCGTCATGACCGTTCATCCTTTCCCTGCGGGGCGGCCCCGAGGGCCGCCCCGCTTCGAGGTTCACTCCGTGAAGCCCTGCCAATCACAGGAAGGCTTCGCGGCGTCGGCGCGGAACCCTTCCGCTCCGAGCTGCTCGCACTGCCACCAGCCCGCGAGGGCGTTGTTGCGGCGGAGCGCCGACCCGCACTTCGGGCACTTGCCCGCGAGGACGATGCTGCGGGTCTCGCGCATCGCCGCCGCGATGCGGGCCTGAGCGGCTTTACGGTCAGCCGCCTTCTGCTCGCGGCTTCTGAGGTCTGCGCTTCTCGTCATCCTGCCCCCTCCTTGTTTCGGTCGGGGCCCTTCCCCGACCTGAGGAGATTATCGGCCATCCCGCTTGCCCGGGCAAGAAAAAAGACGCCCTCGCGGCCGGTAATCTTTTTGCCGCGCTTCCCCGGGCAGGCGGACGGAGCCCTGCCCCGCGATGCCCCGCGGGAGCGCCGAGGATGCCCCGGAAGCCCCGCGCGGAGCGACCCCCGCCCTGCCGGGCAGGGGAAAAGAGAACGGCCCCCGGGAGAAGGGCTCCCGAGGGCCGCGCGGCTTCCCTGCCGCCCATCCCGTCAGCGGGCGATGGCGAGCACCGCTTCGAGGACCTCGCGCTTCCGCTGCGCGAGCTTGCCGGTGATGAGCGACTCCACCCGGGAGCCGCGCACCTTGAACAGGTCGCCGTCGTGATCGAGGACTTCGACCGCGGCGTTGAACGCCTCCCACGCCGACTGGTCGCCGACGTGGCCCTTACCCTCGTACCACTTCTGGGTCAGGGTCGCGCGCCGGATGGCGGCGTTCTGCTCCGCCCGCTCGAAGCCCGCGCGCTCCGGGCCGGTGAGGTCCGCGAGGTTCGCGGGCTTCCCCGGAACCGGGGCGAGGACGTCGAGGACCGACTTGGTGAACTGCTCGACCGAGAGGATGGTCGCCTTCATCTCGCGGTACTGCCCCGCGATGGCGACGTAGCGCTCGATGACTCCGCCCCACAGGGACTCGGCCGCCTCGATGAGCCGCACCCGCGCGCCGCCGCGATGGACGACCGCGACCGAGTTCTCCTCGGTCCGCCCGTCGAGACTCGCCTTCAGGGTGTTGGCGCAGACCACCCGCACCGGGGTGTCCATGATGATCGCGCGTCGCTTCGAGGCGTGGTTGTTGGTGATGAGCCCGAACGGCACGGTCCCGAGCCCGGAGAACACCTCCTGAACCACCGGGTCCTCGATGTTCCATCTGCACATCATCCACACGTCCCGCCCGCCGCGCAGGGACCCGCCGGTCTCCAGCGTGGCGACCCCGCGGTCGAGCAGGGGTTCGAGGACCGAGAAGCAGTCCCGGTTCTGGAGCGGCTCGTAGCCGTCACCGACTACCGAGAGGACCCCGTCCGGCCCCGGGCGATCGGTCCGGACCACCGCCCTGCCGGTCGGGCACTGGAACATCCGCGCCTCCCCGTAGAGGGCGAACAGCGGCCGGTCCGCGCCGAGGTCGCCACCCACGCCCATCGTCGTGTCGGCGCTCGGCATGAACAGGGACCTCAGTGCCACCTCGAAGCCGACCCCCGCGAGGCGGATCGCCTCGTCGAGGTTCGGGGCCTCCGTCAGATTCGTTCCCTCCCGATGCCACGGCATCTGGCCCACCGCGAACACCGCCGCCTGCCCCGTCTGCGCGTTCCTGTCGAGTTCTGCTGGCATGACCCTTCTCCTTCTGATCTGCTGCTTCCTGCCTTCCCCGCCCGGGGCTTTCCCGGGCAAGCACCATCCTACGCCTTCCGTCCTTCGAGGGCACGAAGCCTGAAGGCGAGCCGCCCCTGCTCCATCTCCCGCTCGAAGCGCCGTTGAGCGCTCCGGTTCGCGCGCCGGATGGCGGCGTTGAGTTGCTCCATCGGCAGCCCCCACTCCTTGTAGCCGGTCCGCAGACACGCCTCGTAGTAGTTCGAGGGCGGGTCCATCCACTCCCGCTCGCGCATCGCGTAGGCCATGATGACCGCGCGCTCCCCGTTCATCTGCCCCGGGATGTGCACCTTGGTGTAGAGCCGGGGGTAGCCCTCGAACTTGTCGAGGGCGATTTCGTCGTTGTGCTCGATGCGCCAGAGCGCCCCGAACACCTCCTGCCCGTCCTCGCGGACGATGTCCGCGACGCCGCGGAACACCAGCCGCCAGCCCTTCAGCAGCGCGGGGGCGACCGGGCGAGCGGTCGGGCAGCGCCGCTCCATGCTGGCGAGGTTCGTGTTCGCCCCGTAGGCGAAGTAAAGCGTGCTCATGACTCGTCCTCCTTCTCCGTGACCGTGATGAACCCTCGCCACTCCAAGTCGAGCAGGAACTCCACCGCATCCTCGTGCCGGATGGGACCGCGCTTCAGCCGCTCAACGCGCGCCGCCACCGCCTGCATGTAGGGCTCGGTGTCCATCCCGACCGTCCAAGTCGACGAGTCGATGATGGAGCGGACCACTTCCTCGCTGGTCCGCCCCGCGAACTCCTTCCCGTCCTTCCACTGCACCCGCATGTTAGTTCGCCTCGCTCTCGACGCCCGCCAGCGCGACGCGGCGGGCACTGAGCGCCTCCCGATACTCGGGGCGGACGCGCTTCATCATGACGTTGAACGAGGACGCCCGGGCGCTGCCCGAGCAGACCGAGCGGGAGCGCTTCGCGCTGTTGACGATGCCCATGCAGAGCATCACCCACGGGATCATCTTCTCGGCGCTGATCGTCCCGCTGTGCTGCCGGAACTCGACCGTGCCGTAGCGCGCGAACGATTCGAGGTTCAGCTTGTGGTAGCGACTGCCCTGCGCCCGCGCGAGCGAGTCGATCGAGGAGTAGCCCGCCAGCGCCTGAAGCGCCTGCTGCCGATTGCGGCCGAGCAGGCGGCCATTCGACTCAGCGAAGCGGTTCCGATTGCCGCGCCGGGAAGCCGGAACCAGCGAGTCCATCGCGCGCTCGAAGCGGACCGCGATGGCGACCACCCGCCGCATGGCGTCGAGGTCGAAGTCGTTGGCCTCGATGTGAACGTGGAAGCCGCAGGTCCGGTCGACCTTCGCGCCGATCGTAACGAGGACGGCGCTGACCTTCTTGATCGTTTCGCGGCCCTCGTCGCCCTTCAGGGGCGGCGAGACCAACTCGAACGGATTGGCCATCGAGTGCAGCGAGCCGTCGGGAACGATCTTCCAGATGCCGCGCGGGGTGGTGTGATTGTAGCGCTGCACCTCGGTCCGAACTCCAGCCGCGCAGAGCGCCGCCGCGAGGTCGTGAATGGTCGCGCTGTTCCCGAGATACCCTTCGACCTCGACTCCGAACCGCCGCTCCTTCGCCATCGTCCTGCTCCTTTCGCTTCCTGCCTTCGCCGCCGGGCCCTTCCCGCCGACAAGAAGATTATCGGGCATCGCGCTTGCCGGGGCAAGCGAAAACGACGCCCGCCCATGCTTTTTTTCGCGGTAATCTTTTTACCGGCCCCAGTTCATCCACCCGCCCCGTCGCCGCAGGCGGGGACGCGCGTCATTAGAAGGGACGCCCTCGGGGGGCGGGATGCCCTGTTCCCGGGGCGATTGCCTCGCCTCCGGGGCGATTGCCCCGGACCCCTGCGCCCCGGGGGTCGCCTCGGGGCGGACCGAGAGGGCGGCGGCCCGCTCGGGCAGGGAGCGGACGAGGGCGGCGCCGAGGATGTAGAGGGCGGCGAGGGCGTAGACCTCAAGGTCCAGCGCCTCGTTTCGCTCCCGGGTCTTGACCCAATGGCGCACGGTTCCGCGCCCCCGGACGTACTTCCTGAGCGCCCGCTCGGCGGTTAGCTGCGCGAGATACTCGTCGTCCGCCCAATCCGGAAGATGGATGAAGCCGGGACCCGGGAGTTTCGCGCGCAGGCGGGACAGGACGGTCTCCTTCCCGGTGTCGGTGCAGAGGACGTAGAGCGGGATGCGGTAGCGATTGTGGATCGACGGCCGCTCCACCAGCGGGCGGCCCGCGACCGGCCCGCCCTTGATCGCCACGCGGCGTCGCCGGGTCGAGCAGTAGCGGTAGACCTCCTCGGTGTGATGCCCGCCCGAGTCGATCACGGTCGCCGTGATGGGGACCTTCTGCCCGCTCGCGTGCTCGAACTCCTGCGCGAGAAACCCGTCGAGGTCCTGCCAGACCTGAAGCTCGCCCGGGTCGCCGAATAGCTGCGTGAACGCGACCAGCCACGACTGCTCGCCCGCGCCGTAACCCTTGACGATCGCTTCGAGCCGGTCGCCCTGCACGTCGACCGCCGCGACGAGGACGCCGACCCCGTCCGGGACATCGGCCTCGAAGTGCTCGACCCGGGCCTTCAGGTCCGAGACCTCGATGGAGTCGCCGCGCTCCTCCCACGTTTCCGCGAGGACGGTGTTCACCCACGTCTTGAGCTTCAGGGGCTCGTCCTTCGCCAACAGAAACTCGGCGCAACACGCCGACCACGACTTCCACCCGAGCGGCGAGTAGAGGCTCGACAGGTGGAAGCCCGCGACCCGGGCGGTCCCGCCTTCCGCGGTCGCGCGCCATTCCCCGCGCGCCAGCATGTCAGTCTTGTGGCGCTCCTCGATGAGCGTGAGGCACGCCGCGCACAGGAGCCGGATCGTGTCGGGCTCGCCGCTCGACCAGCGCATGTTCTCCCACCTGAGCCAGTCCATGTGTCCGCAGTTCGGGCAGGGAACGAAGTAGCGCCGCTGATCGCTGGCGTTGAACTCGGCCTCGATGCGGGACAGTCCCTTGAGGGTCGGTGTCGAGCAGAGGTAGGACTTCCGGTTCGGGAAGGTGGACGTGCGCTTCTCGGCAAGCATGACCGGGTCGCCCTGCCCCCCGACGTCGCCGGGGTACTCGTCCACCTCGTCGCAGAACAGGCGCGCGATCGGCATGGACCGGAGCCCGGTCGGGGAGTTGGCCCCGGTGATGATGAGGATGCCGCCGCGAAACTGCTTCACCTGAACGGTGTTTCCGCTGTCGCGGCTGCGGGCCTCGCGGACCAGCCCGCGCAGCGACGGAGTCGCCTCGATCATCGGGGCGATGCGCTGCTTCGAGATGCGCTTGGCGACCTCGACGGTGGGCAGGACTATCAGCATCGGGACCGGCGACCGATGGATGGTGTAGCCGATCCAGTTGTTGCCCATCTGGGTCTTGCCGAGTTGGGCTCCCGCCTCGAACACCACGCGCTCGGCGGGGTTCATGGGCGAGAGGGCGTCCATCGGTTCGCGCAGGTAGGGCGTGCGCGAGGTGCGCCACTGTCCGGGCTCCGCGCTGTCGGTCGCGCTCAAGACGCGGTTCTCGTCCGCCCACTCGCTGACCGTCTGGCGCGGGTCGGGGGTCCAGCCGTAGGCGAAGGCATCGGCGTAGGCGCCCTGCGGCTCTACATCATCGTGTTCCCGTTCCGTTTCGAGAGTTCGTCGCAGACCCGCCTCACCTCCTCCTCGATCGCGCGATAGCAGTCGCGCGGGTCCGAGTAGCCTGCGACCACCGGAGCGAGCCGCGCCGGCAGGGTGTTCAGCAGGTCCCGAGCCCTGCGCGACGCTGCGAACGCCTCGGCCTTGACGCGCTCGACCGGGACGAGTTCGCCGATCATCTTCCGATACTCGGTCTGGGCGATCTTCGCGGCGTAGGTCTCGCGCGCCGCCCGTGCGGTGCGATAGTTGTCCCGGACCCCGTCATGCGCGACGGCGTGCGTGGTGCCGCCCTTCCCGCGGCCCGGGTGCAGGTTCGCCTTCCACTCGCGCTCGGCGGCTTCGGGGTCAAGCGTTCCATCGGGAAGCAGAGTCAGGACGCCACGCTTGACCGCCCTGCGGACCGACTCATGGGAGCGATCGATGCGACGACCGAACTCCCTGAAGCTGATGCCCACGCTCACCCGCCATTACCGAGATGCAGGAACTCCGCCCGCGCCCGCGCGTCGCGCTTGAAAGCCCCGGTCAGCTTCGAGGTGATGGTGTCGCCTGCCGCGCGCACGCCGCGCATCTCCATGCACAGATGGCGAGCCCGGACGATGACACCGACGCCGCGCGGTTTGAGGTGCTGCTGAAGCGCGGCCGCGATTTCTTCGGTCAAGCGCTCCTGCATCTGAAGTCGCCGCGCGAAGCACTCGACCAGCCGCGCGAGCTTCGAGAGCCCCACCACCCGGCCGTTCGGGATGTAGCCGACCGTCGCGGCGCCGTGGAACGGTAGCAGGTGGTGCTCGCACAGCGACCAGAACGGGACGCCGCGCACCACCACCATTTCGTCGTAGGTCTTGGCGCTGAAGCGCGAGGTCAGGATCGCCGCGGGGTCCTCGGCGTAGCCCCGGGTCATCTCCCGCAGGGAGCGAACCACGCGCGCCGGGGTATCGCGCAGGCCCTCGCGGTCCGGGTCGTCCATCATGCGGAGCAGGTTCCGCACGCTGCTCTGCGGGTCCGACGAGATGACGCCCGCGTAGGCGGTCTTGGTATATGCCTCATGGCCGAGGACCCCGGTCTGCGTGGTGTTCTCGGTCCAGTTCACCGCACGCCCCACAGTTTGTGCTGCTGCACGCTCAGTCGCCAAGACGGGTTCTCCTTCACCAGCCGGATGCACCACTCCAGCGCGCCGGGCTCGGGTTCGTGATGATGGACTTCGAGGGCGTGGGCGGGATCGTCGCTCGGCGCGGAGACCCACCGGGTCAGGGTCCGGAACGCCGGGGAGATGAGCTTGTGGTCCGCCGTGCAGGCGGGACGCGGGATGCCCTGCCCGACATTCCGCACGTACTTGACCTCGC